AAGATGGGCCCATCTTCGATTGGTTTGAGGCCAATGATATTCCACTCTTCATGCAGGAGCAGCTCACCGATGTGGTCACCTTCTACAATGCCTTCCCTGAGATGATTCTTGATGAGGATTTCAAGGAAATCAAGTACATCCGGCATAAGGAAGCTGTATTCAGCAGGTGGTCCATGATGAATAAGGATGGCCTGATCAACTGGCATTATTATGCTGACTGGACCAAGGCTGCATCCCAGAAGGATATCACTGCCACCTGGGTGCTGGATGAATTTGACACCTTGGCAGACCTGAAGATCCAGGCCAGCAGGAAGAAGAGCCGGAGATTCATCTTCCCAGTTTACATGCCTTCCCCTGGCAAGCCTTACTACAGCAGACCGGAGTGGTACTCCATCTTCATGAGTGGCTGGTATGACCATAGCACTATGGTGCCGGAGCTCAAGAAGGCCATCCTCAAGAATCAGCTTGGGGTGAAGTTCATCATCTATGTGGCCCAGGAATACTTCGATTTCATCTGCAGGCAGGAAGGAGTGGATCCTCACAATCGGGAGGAATACAAGCGGATTGTGGACCGAGAGAAGAAGGCCTTCAATGAATTCCTTGCCGGTGAGAAGAATGCCAATAAGGCCATTCTTGCCATGAAGCAGAAGATTGCCACTGCCACCGGCACAATGGAGACCAAGTGGATTGAGATTGTGCCCATCGAGAACAAGATGAGTGGTGGTGAATACATCGATGATACCGAGAGCACTGCCAATATCATCTGCTATGCAATGGGTGTGCACTCCTCCCTCATCGGTGCTGTGCCTGGCAAGAGCAGCTCCACTCTCGGTGGCACTCAGGCCAGAGAGCTCTACCTGATGAAGCAGGCCTGCATGAAGCCTATTGTGGACCGAGTGATGAGGCCACTCAGAATAGTGAAGGCCTTTAACAAGTGGGATAAGGATATCTACATCAATGTGCCGGAATACATCTTCACAACTCTGGACCAGAACAAATCCGGCAAGCAGGAATCAACTAACACCGAAGCATAGCCATGATAGTAAGCGGATACACACAGATGAAGCCATTCCTCCCTGCAGTGGAGATGAAGAGTGCTTCCACTACCATTTTCGATGATGCTCTTGAAGTGGCCCAGGATGACCTGGTGGCCACCATCATCGGCACAGACATTGAGGCTCTCCTGGAGGCCCAGGTGGAAGATCCGGATGTGCATGCCAAGCTCCGGAAGCTCTGCCAGCGAGTCATCAGCCAGCAGGCATTCCTCAAGAGCATTCCGGACCTTGACCTGGTGCTGACCGATGCTGGCTTTGGCGTGGTTAGCAATGAAAAGACTCAGATGGCCAGCAAGGACAGGGTGCAGAGTCTCACCAGCAATATGAAAGCCAAGCTGGATGAGAGCAAGGATGCTCTTGTGGTGTACCTGCTCAAGACCACTGCCTATGAATCCTGGAGAGGCACAGAAGAATTCGGAAGGCTATCCGATGGTCTCATCCTTACCTATGGAGAATTCAAGGATGTGGCTGTCCTCAATAACATCACAGCTCAGGCCTATCCAAAGAGCTGGGGTGAATTCCTGGATCTGAATTCTGCTCTGAATGTGGCTCTGATGACCGATGTGGCCAGCTACATCTCCAGGGACTATGCCATCGAGCTGATTGAGAAGGTCAGAGACAAGGAGCCGATGATTCCCAATGAGAAGAAGGTGCTCAAGATCATCAAGATTGCCATCAGCTCCATTGCTCTTGGTGACATGGCCACCGGCATGGACCAGACTCTCAAAGCTGTGGCCTTCATGAAGGACAATCCGGATGACTTCCCTACCTTCATGGAATCCGATGAATCGAAGGCCCTTGACCTTCAACATAATGACACACCTATTTTCTCAATGATGTAACATGAAACGATTCTTCCAAGCAATCAAGCAATTCTTCACTCTCCGATTCAAGAAAGGAGAGAAGCTGGATCTGGTGTATCCCATCTCCTGGGAGACCATGAGCCAGGAGGACTTCCGCAATGTGTGCCAGATTCTCACCAAGCCTCATGGCCGGAAGGAGACTCTCTTTCTGTGCCTGTGTGCCCTGGCTCACATCCGGCCTGACAATCCAATCAAGTATGACCAGAAGGCCATCAAGGATAACCTGGTATTTATCATTGGAGGCCAGAGCTATGTCATCACTCCAAAGGTCATACAGGAGGCCTGCAGCCAGCTTGAATATATCCTCGATGATGTGGGCCTGGCTCCCAGTCCTATTGCGAAGGTGGACCGGAAGCTCTTCGGCCTCTCCTTCGAGAAATTCTATGAGGCCGATGCCTACATGCTCCGGTATGCTGCCGATAACAATAATGAGAAGTGGCTGAAGGAGACTGCAAAGGTGCTCACCAATGGAGCCACCAGGAAGCTGCTTGACTGGCAGAAGAAAGGCCTTGTCATCTGGTGGAATGGGGTGAAGCAGTACATGATGAAGAAGTATCCCTATGTGCTTCAGGAAGGAGGCTCCATCTCTGACAGGACTCAGACCGATATCCTGTATGACCTTCTCTCTGTCATGAATGACAATAAGCCTCAGGACAATGAGAAGATCCTGAAGAGTGATGTGCATTCCGTATTCTACACCTTGAATCATATCTACTACGAAAATGCTCACAAATAACTATCTGCTTTCCTCTTTATCTTCCCTCAAGGACTTTGTGTCCCCATCTACTCAGATTCTGCAGGGCAATGGCTATGATGGTGTCATAGACATCCTGCAGAATATGAGAGGTGTGACCTATCCCTGTGTGATTCTGGAATCAGGTGGCTCCGGCTCAGTCCAGGTGGTGGAAGGGCCGGTGGACACTTATACTCAGTCCCTGTGGGTGATGGGCAATCTCGGCAGAGGAGAAGATGAGGATGCTCTCTTCAGAGCTATGAAGGCTCTCACCATGAAGGTCTTTGCCAAGCTGCTCCAGGACTGGAGAGAAGGCACACATCCGGAGGTGCAAGAGCTGGACCACCAGCGATTCACCTACATGCAGAGATGGGGTGGCCCTAATGCAAGAGGATATGAGCTGGTGCTCACCTTCAGGGAGAATTACTCTCTGCTGCTGACTCAGGAAGATTTCAAGTAGGATATGGCAGAGAGCAGCTCATACAAGGAGATGGCCGAGAGATGGGCCGAGATAGTGATTGAGAGGTGGATCCGGAAAATCCAGGCTCTCAATATCGGCTCTACTGGAGAGCTGCTGAAATCCCTGCAGTCCCAGGTCACCTTGGATGCACAGGGCAATCCGGCCAAGATCACCTTCACCTACCTGTATTATGGCATCTTCACCGATATGGGTGTGGGTAAGAATGTGAAAATCGGAGAAGCCGGTAAGGGCAATAACCGAAAGAAGAAGCCTTGGTATTCCTCCGTATTCCAGAATGAGGTGGCCACTCTTGGAAGGCTGATGGCAGAGAGGTATGGCTATGATGCTGCCACTCTTCCTCTCAGAGCTTTCCATACCATGTCTGAGAGAAGCTATAATGATGAAGCATACTACAATCTACTAAAGAAGAAGTAATGGCAAATACAGTCTATACCGAGAGTGTAGTCACTCTTAATGGAGCTCAGGCAGAGGCCACTCTGAATTCCCTGAAATCTTCTGCCGATGACCTCCGGAAGAAGATGATCGAGGCTACAAAGCTGGGGAATACCGAGGATGCTGCCAAGTATCAGAAGCAGCTTGACCAGGTGCAGAAAGCCATGAAGGGCATCAAGCAGGAGACCAAGGATTACTCCGACTTGATGAAGAATCTGAATGGTGCCAATCTGAATACTCTGGCCAAGGCCTATTCCAATCTGAATAAGCAGATCAAGAATCTCACTCCAGGCACCGAGGAATTCATCAAGAAGAGCCAGCAGCTCAAGCAGGTGAAGGCCAGGATGGATGAGATTCAGCAGGGCATCCGAGGCACACACAAGACTCTGGACTCACTAAAGGGCCTGCTCCCCAAGGTGGGCCTTGCATCCATATTCGCTGCTGCTGGTGCTGCCATTGCCAAATTCGGCAGGGATGCCATCTCTCAGACACAGCTCATCGGTGACCGGTGGGGCCAGTTCACTCATGGGATGAGGAATGCCTACAATTCCTTTGTGGCAGATCTATCCTCCGGCAAGGGATGGAAAGAGCTCATCCAGAATATGAGGGAGTCTTACACAGTAGGCAAGCAGGTGGAAGCCATGCTTGATGAGCTCTTCGAGAGGCAGAATTCACTCACTCTCATGGAGGCCGATTACAATGTGGAGATTGAGAAGCAGAAGCAGATCATGAGGGACCAGACCAAGACTGTAGAGGAGAGGCTTGCTGCATCCAATGAGGCACTGAGACTGGAAAGAGAGCTGGCCGATGAGAAGCGTAGCATTGCAGAGCAGGAGGCCGATGCCTACAAGATGGAGCTGCAGCAGAGGACCAAGCTCACTGATGCCGAGATGGAGTCTTTCATCCAGAGCTACAATCAGAATCGGGACCTGATTCAGCAGGCCACCGAATACCAGGAGGAGTATGACCGGCTCCAGCAGAATGTGAGCCGGTGGCATGCAGCACTGATGACCTCAGATGATGCTCTCACAGATGAGCTCACTCAGAATCAGTATGACCTTGCAGTAGCTGCTTTCAATGCCTTCAAGGATGGTGCTGACCAGACTGTGGCCTACTGGGCCGATGTCATCAATCGGTACAATCTCGGAAATGATGAGATGGTCTCCAACTATGTGCAGGCCCTTGCCAAGCAGAAGAATGCCGAGGCAGAATACTACCGGAGCACATCCAGGACAGCTTCCCAGAATTCATCCCTCCGGAAGCAGATCCGGCAGGAGCAGACCAAGGCCCAGGAGGATGCTTTCAAGAAAGAGATTGATGCTTCTGACAGGCATTTCAAGGAGATGCAGAATCAGGCCAAGCAGGCCTATGCCAATGGAGAGATCTCAGAGCAGCAGTACCAGAATCGGCTGAACAGTATCCAGGAGCAGTCCCTCAGAGCCAAGATTGCCATTGGCGAGAGGTATAAGAAGGACACTCTTGACCTCCAATCACAGCTTTTGGATATGGCTGTGAAGGAGCAGCAGGAGCTGGAGAAGGTGCTCAAGCAGGCAGAGGCCGATGCTGAGAAGGTGATGGATGAGCTCTCCAAGCAAGCCGAGGCAGAGATTGATGCTGCAATGGCCGAGCTGGATAAGGAGATGCAGGAGCAGATCACGCACCTTCTC